TCCGATATTTCACCGGTAGTGGTATCTACCCTGCTGCCGGGGGCAGATGTGTTGGACTTGATACGATTCATGATATCACTGGGCTGACTGTAGCTTTTTTGTTGTGTATCTTCGCCTAGATCCGTGATACGCATGGTTTCGATATTGTACTCCAGATCAATCTTTTGTCCCACACCAGTGGAACTGCGTGACTTCATGCACTGAATCTGATACTTGCCACGCTCGCGCATGGCGCGACTGGTAAAGATACCAAACACGTTGTCTGCTGTATTGATCTTCGAAATGCCGCCCGAAATGTGACTGTGGTCAAATTCAATCTCTTCCACCGCGGCACGATTCAGCTGACTTGCTGTTACCATCAGCACGTTGAGTTCCTTGGCTAGATTGCGCAGTTCTTCACTCACATATTTGTCTTTCACGAACAGATCATTGGGCGACACCTTGGTGCTTACCGGCATCAACAGGTCCAAATAGTCAATCATCATAAAATCCACTCGGCGCCCGGTCTGGATCTGATACTCTTTCAGGTATGCGCGGATGTCGTTGATGTTGCTCTGTGCCGGCAATCCCTTGATCTGATAGGTACCAGATTTTTTACTGACCAACCGTACTTTCATCGTGGTGGTGTCAATGTCCTTGCGTATTTCTTTGGTGCTGGTTCCGGTCAACATGGCATCGGTACGCAAGCCGCACAACTCTTCCGACAGTTCCAGAGTGATGTATACCCCGTGTAGTCCCATCTGTAGCCAGCTGAGAGCGAGATTCATCATGACCAAACTCTTGCCCGACCCCGAGCCACCTGCAAAGATATTCAGCTCACCGCGACTGAATCCACCATAGAGCAATCTATCCAGTTGTGGCCAACCAGTTGACACTTGCCCGCCCGAATTGAAATATTTTTCGATTCGAAGCTTGGGATCTGCGAAATAATCTGTGCCCATGTCACGCGTGAGGCTGATCTGTACTGCATCCTTGATCAGCTTTTCCACAGGATCATAGTCGCCCCGTTCCAGGAGATCGGCACTTTTGAGAATGGCTCGTTCCAGTTCGCGCCTACGGGTGAACGATTCAAACTCTTGCATGAACCAGTCAAAGTGTCCCTCGTTGAGATCTGGGATGGCTTCTAGTTTACATCCGGTTGCGGCCAGGATCTGTGCGCGATCGGGCAGTGTTTTGTGATCGTCGCAGTGTTGTCGGATAAATTCGGCCGCGGGTTTGAGGCTGCGATCAAAGTTTTCAGCATTGTAGATATTCTGCACACGCACATAGCTCTGAGCATCCTCCAGCATCATTTCGAGGAATAGCTTTTGGACATCAGTTCCGTAATTTTGCAACAAAGTTCTTTCTCCTCAATTCAATCTTGATGCGGCTGGTTTCTCGACTGTGCATTATGGACAACAGCGTACCCAACTTACCATATCGAGCCACAGCATCATTCACGTCCTTGATGCCCGGCTCCCAGTCAGGGATACTTACCGCCCAGCCCAGTTCCAGCGCACGTTCTACCAACCTCATACCAGCCTGATCATGATCTGGTACCACTGTGACGTCTCGACCCAGACCACGTATCAAGCGAGCCTGCCCATCTGATATGTCCGCATGCAACACTGCCATGCCACCGATACTGAGAGCATCAAACACACCTTCCATGACCAACACATGCTGCCAGTTGGGTCTCTGCAGATCCCAGCCAAACACATAGTCAGACTGCGTTTCCATGATGTATTTGGGTTTGCGGTCGTCTAGGAAGCGTGTGGTATGACCCACTATTTGTCCATCGTGCGTAAAAGGCACGATCACATGCGGCCGACTGTTATGAGGTGCTTGTACCAGACAAGGAAAATCCCGGGGCACACCACGATCCAGCAGATACTGCCACCGATCCGGAAAAGACTCGGCCGTGATGACCTGCACGTTGGGTGGTAGATTGGTCTCTTCAAATTCAATCTCGGCCAAGCGATTCCACACAGTCTGGCGTTCGGCCAGGAGACCTTCCATGCTGCGATGTCGTAGGCTTTCAAGATTCACACGCTCGATCTCTTCCTGGGGCACGTTCAACCATGCCAGAAAGCGGCGTGCCTTGACCGATAGGGATCTGCCCAGCCTAAAGCTGGCCGTAAAGCCGCAGTTGAAACAATGCCAGGTCCAACCATCTGCGGCTGTTTTGATTCCGCCGCGCTGGCGCCGATCCTGGCTCTCACCATTGTGTACGCAGCAAGGTGCGTTGCAGCTGATCCAACCGGATGCTGTTTTTTTGCGGCGAGCCGGCAGATATGAAAGTACATCGAGCATCTCTGTAGTTTAGCAGAGTTTTGCGCGGTGTTCAACGATATTGGAGATTGGTAATGGTACCAGTGGTAATCAACACCGTGGCCCGTTGGCTGCTCTGCACCTGGATCGGTGTATAACCACTACCACCAGCGGTGACTATGATGTCGCTTACTTGACCAGTTATACCTATGGTGGCCACAGCAGCAGCACCAGCACCATTGCCCAGTATCTGCACTCGGGGCGGGGCCAGATAATCCGATCCAGCATTGGTTAAGTTGATACTGGTCACCACACCTGCTTCATCCACGTTGGCCGTGGCCGATGCACCATAACCCTGACTGTTGTTGAAACAGGCCCGGATCAAGGGATAAAAGCCAATCACATTGAAATATTGGGTACTGGTTTCATCCAAGAAATTCCAGTTTTCTGTGACGTCATACCAGACCGATTCGTAGTCCTGCGCGGCCTGGAATTTCACAGTACCGGTGTAGTGATCCATATCCATCTTGATCGTGGTGAGATTCTGATGGCTGGTGTCGATATGACTGCTATAAAATTCCGTGATCATGGTGCTGTTCTGGGGCTGTGGCTGGAGCGCCCAGTCGGGCCAGGATGTGGGTCCTGGCTGTACCTGTTCTTCTTTGCCATAGATAGTGGGGATAGTGAGTTCGCTGCTGGGTACGAAAGTGGGCAACACACTGTCCATGATGTTGCAATCGGCTCGAGCTTGGCTGTCGGCGTTCACAAACACTGCCTGCACGTAGTTGCCCGCGGCTCGCTGTATGCTGTAGCTGGCGGGCTGTGCTACCCAGGGCAAGGTTTCCTCTGCGGTGATCACGGCCTTGACACGCCCCACTGAAGCAGCCAGGATTTCCATGGGTTTTTCCAGCAAAAGACTGTCACCGGTCTGATTCATGACACGGAACACAAAATTGCTACCAGTGATATTCACGGGTTTTTGGTCTTGATTTATGAACTCAAACAGGAGCACATTATCAACACCTTTGCTTATGTTGAGGGATTTGGCGTACACGGGACTATACCTTAGGGTAAAATAACCACCGCTGGTATCCACCAATAACACTCGAGTTATCTGCTGATACACATAGACCGTGGTTGAATAATTTCGAAACATCAGCTATTTATAAGTATAGTCTGGTGCGCCAAATTGGATATATAAGCACACAATCCGGAACCTTTCCCATCGATGAGCAATGCACTATTTACAAAGCTAACAGAAAAGTATCCCTTTATCAGTCTCTGTGTATATGCCGATAACGAGTATGTGGGTGTGATCCAGAATCGCGACGACGCAGTAACCACCATATATGATTTTGGTTCTATCCAGGATGCCGATCAAAAAATACGTTATCTTGAACTGGCCGCTGTGTGGTGGTGGGAAAGCAATCGCAGTGTGCCCATCAATATCTTTCTGCGCAGCGAGTGGGACCAATTCCGCTACACGCTGCGCACATTCAGCAACAAAGAATTCGAAATATTACATGGACCCGTGTGTAGTCTCATGGATATCGTGCGAAAAAAATCCAAACGCAAAAGCATCATGCTGGTACGTCGTATTAGCTAGACAAAATATTCATGTGTAGTTTGACCAGCATGCTGTAGCCCACAGCATGTGCTTTCTTGAACACATAGCCCCGACCACTGTCACCATCCCAGACTGATTCAAATACTCGATCCCAGGATTCACCCTGCAAATGTGCCTTGCCCGGACGTATGATAGAAATAAACGCAGCCATGCGTGGCACCGAATCGGGACGCATCTGAGCCAGGAGATCGGTATAGTTGCCCACATGTACCAATTGAGCAGCCCACTCGGGTTCATGCCACAGGCGCGACCAGGTGGGCTCCCGAGTCATGAGCTCTTGATAGTGCGTTTGATCCCGTATGTGTTGATATACCGACATGTTGAGCAGATCAATCTTGAAATAACCGCGCTGTTCGGCTGTTTCATAGTCGATGGCAGCACAGCCCAACAGAGGATCGTGCGGGATTTCTGTCACATAGATACCAGAATTGTGTCTGCGCTGATTGTTTTGCCGGGCTGGTATGTGCTGGATCAGCTTCAACACTTGTTCGCGATCGGCCACGTCGATGTCAATATCTGCGCTCATTACCATCCGGCCCCAGACAAGGTCTCTTCACAAAAGATCTGATCGCTGCGATACTGAGAGAACCGGACTTGCCAATAGTCCGAATCGATATAGGGCCAGATCATGGCGAGCTGTTGCGCATCCAGATCGTTCAAGAACTGCTGACCCGATTGGGTATTGTAGATCACCCAAGCACTGAGTCGACCGGTCACTATGGCATGACATGTGACGTTGGGGCTGGCATAACGTATACAGTCGCAGGCCTGGGCCTGATGCTTTTCAGACCATGCCAGGCTGTATTCGGCTGCACGAGCCAGAGCATCATCTGAGTTTTCGTTCCGCAAATACCATACAAGATATTCGTTGTAGACCGTGTCCGAAGCCCAGCGATCGATCTTGCGATTGTTGCGGAGCAACCATTCCAAGAACTGCGAGGGATTTAGCACCCGAGAATCCACACAGTACCGACCCCATTTCACGAATGCGCGATAATAGGCACTGTCACAAAAATCTTCCCAGGTACGAGTGCGCGACGATCCCTGTAGTATCTCATAAAACCGCATGTAGGCCTGCAGTCCCAATTCGCTGGCACGTTCACCGCGACTCATGCGCCGGCGCTTGGGTTCACACATGTGCACCTGGATCGTGCTTTCGCGACGAAACTCGCGATGGCAGAATTCACATTGGTAGGTCATCTCTGGCCCAGTTGCTGTATATATTCGTCGATTTCTTCCTGAGTGGTGATCTGTGCCAGCACATCCAGTTCCTGGGGCAAGATATCAGGAAACAGTTCTTCCAGCTGTCGCGACATGGCATTGCCCTGGCGCTTGGGTGCTGCCAACCAGTTGTGCCGTACCGACCCCAGGTCCGGACTCACTGTGGTAGCCAAGAGCCATTGTAATTTTTTGTGCTGCGCCGGGATACCCATGAAGTTGCGATTGAATCGACGATTGGTACTCAGGAGATAGTATTCCTGTAGATCTGGGCTGCCCGATACATTGCTACCCCAACGTATCATGAGATAGGGGCTGAACTTGCGTTGATCTTGCTCGTCAAGACTGTCGTAAAAGTCGCGATTTTTCTTGTCAAACTGCCGCATCTCATTGACGATAGAAAGCGGTCCGTTATTGTCTTTTGCCATGTTTTTTGCTCAGGTGGTAAAACATTATAACGCGATCTAGTTCGGCTTGCAAAGCCGGATTGGTACGGGCCGCGAGTCTTATTTCATGCCAAAGTTGATTTTCTCGCAAGAGATCACGCACAGTTTGCATGTCACCAGGCCTGATTGTAATCCACGATCTCACAATTGCGCGATATGTCCTTGACAAAATACACGCAGCGTGGTTGGTCACCGTCATCTATGGGTACTGCCAGCATCTGACCATTCTTGAGTTTGGGTGTGTACCACGTGACTTCGTGATACACATCTAGGATTTCGATATCGGGAAAACTGGGGCGAAAATCTGTGAGTGGGTTGAACTGGAATGCTCGGAAGCCGCGATCATTTATGGATGTCAAGGGCAATACTTCTAGATCACCTAGATCGGGCTCGCCTATCAGGATCTGCCAATCCATGGGCATCTTGATCACGCTCTGATCGATACGTAATACCAGGGCCGGGGCATTGAAGCTTTCCAGGAATATGAGCGGGATATAGTGATAGTCCGGTGCTGCGGGATCACTGTTGTCCAGGATCGCAAAACGCATGTCATCCACTTCTTCCGGCAAAGCATCTAGTTCATAGGGACGATTTTCGAGTAATAGGATTTTCATAAGGATAGTATAGCGTCTTGTTTCAGCAAAGTCAACTCTGCCATGTCAGTCGCTCAATCGTGAAAGGATATTGGGCTTCGCGATAGTAAGCCTTGCGTTTGGTCAGGTGTCGTTTGGCGAAGCGACAGGTGGATGTTATGTCCCAGATCTGCACATGGTCTTTGTCTTGGGCCTTGCGAATACCCCGACCAATGCTTTGTATGACACGTACAAAACTCTTGCCAGGCTCAATAAGAACAAGATTGAAAATACGGGGAATGTTGATACCCACTGCTGCAACACCATAGGTAGCGACAATGATTTTGTCTGTCGTCTCTGCCACCTCGTCATAGTGATCCTGCCTTTCTGTGCTCTTGGTCGCACCTGATATAAACACTGCCCGATCACCCAGTCGTTGCACCAGGGCCTGACCTGCTGCCACCCGATCTACCAGAACCAAGGTATTACCAGTTGAGTTGACCTGCTGTATGAGTGCGGCCATGGCATCCAGACGTCCGGGCTCTTCCAAGAGATATTTAAGCTCGCTTTGGTAGTTATTGAACTCCACCATGTCCAAGAGCTGCACCACGTTCACATGGCACTGGGCCAGCACACCCTGTTCCTGGAGATCAGCTGCGGCCAGCCGATGTATCACCGGGCCCAGACTCACATGCAAGGCCTGGAACTCAAACTGCTCCTTGGGTATGGTGCCCGTGAGTCCCCAGCGTATGGGTACCTGGCTCATCACGCCCGTGAGCAGGGTCTTGAGCGCATCCGCTTTGGCCATGTGCGCTTCGTCCACCATGACGCAGATCACACCTTCCAGGAATTCACCAATGGTGCATTCAGCCTCGCCGGACTTGGTGGCCTTGAGCAGCACGTTGAGGCTTTGCCAGGTGCATATGGTGTGCTGTCGTCCCCATTCCTTGCGATCACCAAAATAAACACCCACATCCAGACCCAGGTTGATGTAATCCTTTTCCGTCTGGGTGACCAGGCTCTTGTTGGGCACTATGACCACGCTGCGTCCATGCGCACCCACTCGTTGACTCAGGGCCGCGGTCATGATGGTCTTGCCAGCACCGGTGGCCACCTCCTGCATGGATTGCGGATTGTTGAGGAAATTGTTGATGATCTCAATTTGGTAATCACGCAACAGTATGGGTTCACCTGCCTGGGGATGTCCGGGAGGCCATACCCGATCCCGGAAAGAATCCTCCTGCACCGGTTCCAAGGGATATTGGGTACTGTAGGTGCGTTGGTCATCCAGCTCGATATCATAATTGTATTGCTCCAAGACCGGCAGTATCTCGGGCAGGAGGTTCACGTAGGTGCTGCCACCCAGCTGGAAAAAGCTCACGCAGCCGTCCCAGCGCCCCAGGCGCACTGCGGGCAGGTAACGAGCATAGGGCACTTGGTATTTGAATCGCTTGGTCAGTGCGCGGCGGGCATCAAGATCCAACCCTTCAATCTTGCAGTTTACTTCATCGCGTAGTCGTATGGTAGCTTGTTTCATTCAATATAGACATTGGCCACCCATTGATTGGCGGAAATGTCACGTATTATACTGGAAACGTCGCTGTGATTCAAAACTAATTCGGCCACTTTGTACTGCATCTGCTGTGCTCGCCAGTGATCGGGACTGGTAACTCCTTTGGCTAGAAAAAA